TACAGTTCCAACATCAGAGAAAGTTGCGATAGGGTTAATTCTACCTTGATACAATGTATCTCTATCAGTTTGTGTAAGTTTTTGTCTAGCTTTGATTGAGTTTACAAGACCTCTTGTGTAACCCGCTGATGCGAACCATGGGAATGAAATGTTATCGGTCAACGCCAAGTTTCTACAAACCTCACCAGTTGGTGGTAAATAAATTTGTGTATTATTAACTGTATCACGAACTAATATCCAAGGATAATAAGTTGCAGTATAGTTAGAGTCAATTCCTGTGTTATCAAGATTATCTACCGCTTCTTGAGAGTAGATTATATCTTGAGGGTTTGTTGAATCAGGAGTGTACATGTTGTAGTCAGGAGTTGTTGCGATATAAACCGAGTCAGCTCTTGAATATTGAACCATGTCAATTGCTTCTTCCACAAGGTTAGAGTTATTGATATAATCAATACTTGAAGTTGCGAATATGTTAATGTTTGTAGATTCAGGATTTGCAAATGTTAAGATACCAAGTAAGTAAGCGTAGTAGTCAGTATTAGCAAAATCTTGAGTGTTATTTTGAACAACGATTCTCTTGAATAAACCTTCACCTGTAGCTGTTGGGTATCTTGAAGATGCTGACGCACCCGCTAAGTAACCGGAAGCTCCTAATTGGAATCTGTCTTGGTTAGTTCTCCATTCTCTGTAGATATCCCAACCATCAAAACCACCAGCAAAACATATTGTGTATTTTCTTGAGTATATAAAGTAATAAGGGTTTTCTTGAGTTTGAGGGTCATTGGTGAAATCAGCAACACCGCATTCAAACGCTGTTTGACCACTTGACATATAAGTGTTAGCCATTGTAATAACCGTAGCACCCGAGTCCATGTGGAAACCTTTACTGATAATATTCCAAGGTTGACCTTCAACTAAAGGATTTGAAATCCAATTTGAAGGATTCTGTTTTCCTTTATATGTTAAGAAAGATTCATCAATACCAAATTGACTTGAAAAACCTAAATAACTTCTTCTAACAATATCTCCAGCTGATTCAACAGGTGCTCCACCTGCATTTGCACCAAATGGTGGGTTAGATGTAACCTCTCCAGGATAATAGTATTTTGTTTTGAATTTAGGATATGGTGAAGGGTATGTATCAAAACTTGAATATTCTCTTTGTGTATAACCATAGAAACCACAAGGTAATGCGTCAATAGGTGCCTCATCAGCCATTTCAATCATAATGTATTTTGAAATTAATGCGAATTCACCGTTAGACGAACCAATTTTCTTAGCAACAAAGTTGTTAGACGCTGGGTCCATATTACAGTTTGTAAATTTCTCAATAACAACTGGATTAGCATCCGTATCAAAGAAATTTCTAACTAAAACATCAAAAGTCATGTTGTTAAAGGATAGATTAGCAATTGAAACTTTAACTTCAGTATTTGCAGCATCTCCATCAGAAATTGAAATGAACTTGAATAATTTATAAACTTTATTACCTCTTAATTCTGAAACTAAAAATGGTGTTTCAGGTGATTGGTATTTTTCTAAATTGTATGCAATAGATGATGAATTTTCACTTCTAGCATCAGGTAATGCGATTAAATCACACGCTAATCCACGAATATAACCTTGATTGTATGCATAATTTAAAGAACCCTGATAAGATTCCTCAACATAAATTGGGGTTTCAAATCTTGATTTTCCAAAATTATCCACGCCTAATACTTTAGTGATATATTTTGAATCCGCAGCTAACATAGAAGCTTCAAATGTGAATGGATTGTTATCTTTAGTTACACCTGATAACAAGAACTGTGAATATGGTGAACTCGTGATTCCTGAATACTGCCCTGTACAAATTAATTGAAGGTTGTTTGGTACCCAAGTGTTATTGTTATCGTAATCAATACCAACTTCATAAACAGGTCCATGGAAAATACTTGAACTATTGTTTTCATAGTTTGAAATACCTCTTGAACGAAGAGTTGCAATCACCATGTTGTTAAACTCTGTATAAGGAGTACCTGTAAATGTATATGAATTACCTACAACAGTACCTGTGAAAGCACCACTAGCACCTGAAATTAAATTTGATACTGAGTAATAGAATGAATACCCTGTGTAGTTGTTAGTTAACGAATCTCCGTTTTGGAAATTAAAGTTTGCATAATACCAAGAATCATTATCACTTGCGGTTAAATCATTTTGTGCAAAATTATTTTCACAATTAAAAGGGTTTATAATCGTTGAATATTGACCAGTTACTGAAAAATATGAAGATTCAGGAATTGCACCATATATTACAGCAGTTGTTGCTGATGTTGATGGTGTGTCCATGACTGCATCCAAATAGGTGTTAAAATCTGTTTCTAATGAAGATGTACTTCCATCTTGTAATTTGTATTGAACTGAAAAGTTTGCAATAACCTCTACAGGTAACGAACCTGAAATAAAGTTTACAGTGTTTCCTGTTGAGTTCCCTGTGAATGTTGCAGTAAATGATGTTCCACTAGATGGGTCACCAATAGTTGTTGGGTCTACATTTGCAGTAACTGTAAGAGACCACGATGGACCTGCATCGTAACCTGACAAACCTAAAACTCTTGTAACAAACAATTGGTTTGATTGTTGTAAATACGATTTAGCGATATATGCCGCCTCATACTTTGGTATTTGAGTGTTATAAAACTTAACGGGCTGAGTTCCCCCGAAATAAGCTTGAAACTCATCGTAGTTAGTTATGAATACTGGTTCAAATGCTGGACCTTTGATAGTTTCTCCAACAAGACCTAAAGTCGTTACACCCACACTTTGGGCTACGAAAGATAAGTCGGTTTCAGATGTGTACACCCCTGGTGATACGTATACTTTTTGATTTGCTTGTGCTGTTGCCATTATTAAATTGTTCTGTTACAGATTTATTTTATTGATAAATATTCAATATTATATGAAAAAACTTTACTTTTGAATAACTATTTATAATCGGTAGGAAATAATTCTGCCTTTTTTCATACCATGAAAACAAAGAAAGAAATTAAAAATATAAAAATATCCCCTGAATCACATGAGATACTAAAAAAGTACTGTGATAAGAGAGGAATTAAGATTTATAAGTTTTTGGAAAATTTAATTATAGAAAAGTGCAAAGAGAAGAAAGATATCTACGGAGAAGATTAAAACGGTAATTTTATTCATTACTTTTTATATCATAATAAAAAGAATCTGAATCTTCACTTACCCATCTATCCGATTGATTCTCAACTGAAATTAATACATTATCGACCTTATATTGTTTTAAATCTTCAGGTAATTTTTTTGTAACCCAATTTGAATCTTTCCAAAACAATCTATTATTTGGCATACATAACAGATAACCGTCATCAGATTTAAATATATGTCCGCATTTGTAATCAGATGGTTCATCACTATAAGGATTATCAAACCAATCAACAGTAAACATATAGGTCCCCCATACTTTATTACCATCCCTTAAAACAATTTGAGCCCTATGATGTAATAAAAAGTCATATTTAATAACTGAAACATTTTCACTAAAGCAATCCCAAAGTTGTTTATAGTTAGATGGTATATCATTTTTAGGTTCCGATAAAAATATTTCAGACATTGGAACCCTACTTCTTACCATACCGTCATCAGTCATAACATGAAACGTTAAAATGGTTCCTGAAACAGATTGGATAGCAAAACAATATACATTTAAAAACGTATTTTTATCTTCTTCATTTTTTGTGAAATGAGATTTTCTAACTAATGCCTTAAAACTTGGTATATTTGCATTTAATTTACTCATCTTTTAAAAATAAGTTAAGAAAGACAATAAGACATAATTTACATAAAAAAAATTAGAGTAACACATTTTCAAATTTAATATTTGCTTCCTGAGTGTTATTAAGTTTTGTAACTTCGATTCTTAAAATATCATTTGTTGTGATTTGAATTACTTGAATATCACTACCATAATAATCACCATTAATATATACATCAAAAGTATCAACATTGTCTAAGGATACTACATTCATATTGGCAGTGTAATCTATTACGTCAGTTAATATCGTATTACCTGAAACAAATAAAAAGTTGTTTTCAAATTCATTAGGATTTTTTGGATACTTGTCTATTTTTTGTCTTCTTGTTGTTGTATCTATTTCAAATAATTGTGTGATTCTTTGAATTGCAGGTTTAACCTCAAACTCATCTTCATCAATTAGATATCCTAACATTGTAAAGTCATAATTCTGAACATAGTATTTTCTTGCCTCCATTGTCATTTGAGATTCGTCTGAAACGTTTTCTAAAATAATTGGGACGTATTGACCTTTAATAAATGTATAAGCCTGTCTTGATGAGAATGTTTGCATAACAATTTTATTAAGTTGATTAAGTTCTCTCATTCTATTACAAATAATTTTAACACTATATTTGATATCAACAGGAACAGGTTGTGGAATTGTATAAATGTCCATACCTTGTTCATTACCATTCCAAGTTGGGACGGAAGCATAATAAAATTGTTTTCTATTTGGAATTGTATATTGAAGTGATGGGTTTGTACCATACTTAACTTCAGGTTGTCTAACCACTGTAATAAATGGAGGTGATGGGTTATAATCTAAATCCACAAACTTCCAAGTTTCTAAATACTGTGACCAGTTTTGTGTGGTAATAATAATATCCAACATTGGTACTATTTTACCTGCAGTAACAACCTCTAATTCGGTCTTAACAAAATCCAACATACCCCTATCCAAATCAGCATGTAATACTGATTTAGGTAGATAAGTCCCATCTTCTTTAATATACTCTAATAGTTGTTCTCTACGAGCAGATAATTCTTTTTTTGGAACTAACGGCAATGTTGGTTTAACTATGGTTCTTGGTAATGGCATTTTTTTTATTTTACAACAAATAGTTTATCTTTTGAGTTTATCATGTCAACTTCTTGCGCATGATAAACAGGCTCTTCCGTATTTTTAAATACAAACGTGTCGTATTTGTATGGGTCATATGTAATAACATTATTTGATGATGATGTTGGGATGTTTTTACAAGGGTATTCAAAGTATTCTAATAATTCTCCAATA